CGTCAGGGCGTCTCTGGTTGCTCAGCGATGGGCAATCTTGAATCCATGAAAGAGGAGTAAATTATGCCTGGTCAATCTATTCCAGTTTCCACAGAGATAATATCTTCTGATGGAAAACATAGGATAGTTGTCACCTATGATCCCTCAATGAGTCGAGCCCAAAGGCGAGACCTGCGACGAGCTGCTAGACGCAAGCTCAGTTCGCTGATGGATGGTACCTGGAAAGCAAAACGCCGTAAAAAGCGTAGCGCCTACAGGATATCAAACATCTTTGTCCGGCACCGTTTTCAGGAACTACCAACGAGGTTTCCAAACCCTCGTTCGGGTTCTTTGGTTAAGTTAGGTTATCAAGCTAACTACCAAAACAATAAATTATTGTCTAAACAAGCGGTGACCAATGGAGAAACTCGAACGAGTCCCCGACATGGAAGAGAGTGCTGGGATCAAGTAAATCCCGGCCCCCCTTACCAGACCGGTGGACCGTTTTGCTCAATTGAATATGAGGTTCCAGGTGCAGAGAGGCATCCTGGCGGGTCTTCTGGTAGTTTGGGAAACCCAAACAACCCTACAGGGACGTACTCCATGTATAATGGAGACTATCTCTGTGGTAGCACGTGGCTGGACGACAGTTTTGGGTCGTACCCCGCGGTTACGAAGCCTGCCAATAACTCTCTGTCAGCATATTACGCTCGGGCTTGGGACCAACTCAAGCCACAAATCCCACAATGGAACGCTACTCAATTTATTTATGAGTTGAGAGATTTGCCCGGTATGTTGGAAACTACCGCGAATGGATTCCACAATGCGTGGCGTTCATTCGGCGGAGGATATTCAACAACCTTTATGCATCCTTCTCACATTGCGGATCAATTCCTCAATGAGCAATTCGGGTGGGTTCCCTTCATCTCCGATATCCAGAAATTCTTGGATACTTGGGATAAGTCGGGTGACTACATTTCGAACATGGTTCGAAATAATAGGACCTGGATGAAGAGGAGTCGCGTACTTGAAGAATCCGACAGTACTAGCCTCATTGGCGGTTTTGGGGTTGCCGATTGTATTCCCAGTGATGGGATACTCGATTGGACCTCCAATAACATGTGCAAAGTGGCTAATTTACTAGGGACTGGGAGCATTAAAGGATACACCTTATACCACTTACGTGTAACAAAGCGTATCTGGGCTACAGGTTCATTCCTTTTCTACCGTCCAGAGTTTGATATAAATGATCCGGACTTCGATTCGGGTCTGATGACTGTACGCCGCGCTTTAACGCAGTACGGTTTTCGTATCAATCCTTCGGTTCTGTACAAGATAACTCCATGGACATGGGCGCTCGATTGGTTTACCAATCTTGGTCGCCATATAGATCGTCTCAACGATTTCGTTGAAGACGGCATCGTGTCCAGAAATCTCTACGTGATGGAGTCCCATGAGAGAACAATGACAAAAACATGTTTTCTCAATTACTATAAGGGACCCGTCACTCTCCAATGGCAACGAAGACTCGCTGTCAAAAAGAGAGAAGTAGCTGATGGTCCGTATGGATTCAACGTGCCTTGGGCGAACATCTCCCCAAGGCAATGGGCGATTCTCGGCGCGATCGGCATCAGCCGTACGTCGTCGGGTTTCATATCCCGTGGCGCCTAGGCTTGTACCATCGGTGGTACTGGCTGCCACGTTAACCTACCGATACAACTTTGGAGGTCAACTATGGCATTAACCGATCCACAATCAATCACAGTCAATGCGGTGGCGAAATCTATGCCCCGCATTTCCACTACCGCTGGCAACAACCAGCGGAGGTCCACGTATCAAATCGCGGACAGAACTTTTTCCCTCGAGGTTTTACATCGTGACGTTGTACGTAACAAGAGGCCTAGATTGGTCTCTTTGGTTACGTTTACGCAGCGAGCTAACGTGACCGATCCGTTGAACACGGACTTGATCCCGGAGACGCTGTCGTTGTCAGTCCAATTGGATCATCCTCTAGATGGATTTACTTCCACCCAAGGTGACCAAATGTGGACAGGGTTTAAGACTTGGTTTGACTCGACTATGTTTGGCAAGATTTGGGGAGGTGAGTCATGAGCCGTTTCGGCTTGGACTGCTTAACCGACCAATTTGACCAATGGGAGAGGAATCTCTCATTGGCAGAGTTGGTGAGTTTCTATTGTCACGTAGAACACGTGCTCAATGGATACCTCGATCTTCAACCAATATCTGATACTCTGGACTTAAGGTCCAGCAACATCAGAACGGAGAGTTATACTGGTGCTTCACCGGAGCTCTCTCTGAAACTAAAGGAGAAAGACAATGGCGAATAAATTAACCGGTATACTTGGAGGCATTCAGCAAGTGCTGACGATTGCTTCCATGTCGGGCCTTGCAAATGGCTGGTCAAAACAGACAGGATTAAACCTGCCTGAAATTGCCTGGCCAGGTGACAAGGAGGGTACTCAAGAGAAGTTGCTACTCGGCATCAGCCTGATTATATTCAGTCTTGATGACATGGGTATTCTTCGTCTTGAGGATTTGGTCAAGGAAGCAAAACAGCTTCGTGCTGCTGCTTCCAAGCTTCCAAAACTGGAAGTGCCACCCTCGACATCGAAACTACCAACATAGTCAACTAGATTGATTGAATCCGGTAACTCCGGTAGGCAAGTGCCATAGCTAGATAGACATACTCCAGGGATGGAGCTGCCTATGAAAAGCTACGTAAGTGACTATCTAGAGTTGGCGGAGCGCATCTACACAGATGCGTGTTCGCATTGCGTCGCTGAGGTCTCCAAGCGGGATCTAAGAACTATACGATCCCGCGTTCAAAAACAAGGGATATCGTTTTTAACAATAACCCTTCCAGATTTTTGTTCTGACTTTGAAAAGAGTCTTGAACAAGGTCTGGTCGACCCAACACTCTTCAGATATTTTAGAAAGAGTGGAGCAATTCCTGCATTTCTGCAAGACATGCTCGGTCGTATTTTTGATAAAGAGACAGGAAGGATTTTGAACGATGTTAACCCCCAACAAATCTCGTCAACAGTCGGCTCGGTCAGACAAGTCTGCCTTGCCTTCAAGAAAACGAAACTTCCTTGCGACCCTAGACGGGTTCGTAAGGCCATTGAGGGATTCGTCCAGATTGAGCACGATCTCTCGTTGTTCCAGTTGCCGAATGAAGATGCATCTGAGTTTAAAGATGTATCTTTTATGCTTTGGAGTCGTTACATATCTCGCATACGCGTTGATATGTTTGCTCCTCGGCATGGTCCCGGCAACACCGCCGAACGTTATTCCCCTAATGGGAAATGGCGTTGGCGTGTTTGGCACGATCGGCTTGAGCCTTATTTTCCCTTTATTGGCTGTGGCCTTCCGTTACTTAGTAGTACGGAGACCTTGGTCGAAGAAAGGGTGCTTCAAGAAGTCACGTTCGTGTTAGAGGACGATGAACAACCCTCACGGGTTGTTGACGTACCTAAGACAATGAGAGGACCCAGAATCATCGCGATTGAACCTTGTTGTATGCAGTACACACAGCAAGCCGTTAAAGACGTGCTTTATGACGTTCTACAACGCAATACTCTGACCGGTGGTCACGTTAATTTCGATGACCAATCGGTAAACCAGAGCTTGGCGATGAGTTCTTCGAGAGATGGTCGATTTGCAACGATCGATCTTAGCGAGGCTAGTGACAGAGTTCCTAGGTCACTCGCTTTGCAAATGTTCGATAGCAACCCAGATTTAAGGGACGCTATTGACGCATGTCGCTCGAAGCGTGCAACTCTTCCCGATGGACGTACAGTCTATCTCGAAAAGTTTGCATCTATGGGGAATGCCTTGTGTTTCCCAGTAGAGTCGATGTATTTCTACACTATATGTGTAGCGGCTCTACTGAAGTTTCACAACCTTCCTGTAAGCCGTGCTACCATAGAACAGGTAGCTCAGGACGTCTACGTCTACGGTGACGATATAATCGTTCCCGCGGACGCTGCGACAGCGGTTTTTGATTACCTACAAAAATACAACTGTAAGGTAAATAGCCGCAAGACTTTTTATCGCGGATTTTTCCGTGAATCTTGCGGAGTGGATGCTTATAATGGCACCGATGTAACACCGGTGTACATCACTCGTGTTCCACCTAAAAACCGACGTGACGCCTCCAGTTTAATCTCGTATACCGCGGCAGCCAATCACTTCTGGAAAAGAGGTTATTGGCATACTTCGGCTCTTCTCTTCCGTAAGGTTGAGAAGATATTGGGGAAATTACCCCATATTAACGAGGATTCTGGAGTGTTGGGGAAGAAATTTTGGGGCCACACCGACAAATCCCTTATAAGGAGGAGTCGGCGGTATCAGGATGTGGAAATACATTCCTGGGTACCTAGTCAAGTATTCAGAGATGATTACTTGGACGGTCTTCCCGCGCTCTTCAAATCGTTGGATAAGTTGGACAAATTAAAAGATCCAACATCTCCTCGAGATAAAAAGCCTTTAGAGCGTTCCGTGCTGCACGGCGCAGCCACATTGAAACGCCGTTGGGTGCAGAGATATAATCTCTGCTAGAGGCCATACTGGCCTAGGGGGTAACTTTCCTCCCTTGTAGCGGATAAGCAGGTGAGAGCCCTGTCTACCGTTTGTGATTGTGGTAGGTTAAACCACACACTTAAACGGAGCATGCTCAATTCCTGCGCCCCTTATCCGG